TCGCCCATTGCTGTAATTTCTAATTCATCAAAACTGCGGTTAATAGTAACCCCTGTTACATATGCTGAAATGTCAACACTGTTAAGAGTAACTACCGCACCATTGGATAAAAATACGGCCATTAGTCTTGCTCCTCTTCTTTTTTGTAAGCAGGTTTTTTAACCGCTACTGGTGTGTGTGTAATCTGACCTGTCTTGGCCAGAAAGTTCTTTTCTTCTTCTGTTAATCCTTGATATGCCATTTTAACTCCAACTCGTTAGGATTGATACAGTAATTTCTGATACTAGCAAGTCGCCACTAGCTGCGTTAACTATTGCTGGTGCAGAAACGCTAGATATGTTCATTTGATAGGTTGCGGCAGCCAGTTTAGTTACTACTGCCAAAATGTAATCTTCCATACCAGCAAGGTTGCCTTGATTGTCTAATGCTGGTTTAGTAATAAGTATTCTAAAAGTTGCTAACGGATTGACACTTATTTCATCATTGTTAGATGGTGTTATGTAAGGATCACCTGGCGTAATTACTACAGCATTGGCTAGTAGTGTTGCAGGTGGAAAACTAAATACTGACCACACGCCAGCATTGGCAAGTGTTGTGGCTAGTGTGCTGCGTAGTGTGGTTATTGCAGCTGGCATTAGCCGACCAGTGAGTTAGGACTAGAATACGGCTGGATGAGACCACGCACTCTGTTAATCAGCTGATAACCCATCCGATATGGGCTTGCAGTGATCCCATCCATACCTACCCCACCAGTCTGGCTAACTTGACGGCTTTGCCAGATGTCAACAGCCACGATCATCGCAGCCTCTCTTATGGCAGGGGTCGCAGTGTAAGCCTGTGCTTTATGCTCTGGTCCGAGGGCTCGGCCGTATGGTTTAACAAAATGAAAGTTGTCATCCGCAGCTGTTTTTGCGTATTGAATAAAGCTGTAGCCGTTAGGGTATGAACTAAGTGCGTATGTACTCCAAAACATTGTGCCGATTGAAGCGGGCACTGTAGTACCTGGAAATGATCCTGTTAATGTGTATGTGCCGTTATACGTTGCACCACAATTAGACACTGTTATTGATTGACCTGTAGTAAATATGCCAGGATTTGATAATACTAAAGTTGCTACGTTATTGCTAATAGATGAAGCTACTACTGGGGCATCGTTATGCCATAAATAACCCTGTATTAAATCTTCTGCCGATTGGCAGCACTCTTCCACTGTAGCGTCGCTGTATAAAGTGCCAATACCTAAATTACTGCGTAACTCTGCCATTGTTACCATCGCAGCGGCCATAGTGTCCTCTCTTAAAAAGCTCCCTAGGGCTAGGGCTACTAAACCCTAGGGATTATTAAATTAACTAACTTATTAGGTTAGGTTGAAGCGACGAACTCCACCAGCGACTAATACACCAACGGCCATGTAGCCATATAGTGCTGTTTCGATCTCGCCAGTTGCTGGCTGATTTACAGATAGTCTTAGAATTGGTGATTCGTAAATTGATACTGAAGATGGAACTACAATAAATGCAGACTCATCGATAGTTGTTGACACTGCGTTTGGATCTACGTATAGATCTAGACCTAATACGTTACCACGTAGTGATGTTGGTTGTGCAGCTCCTGCATTGTTCATTGGATTAGCAGCGTTGTAAATTGGGCGACCAGTTGTATCTGTTGCGCCTAATAGTAGTGACCACTGTGATGTACCAGCGATGTAACGTGTTGCTAATTCACCTGTTGCAAGGTATGCAGCTGGTGCTTCTTTAGATACGTAGGAAATAATTCCTGCTGAATCTGCTGCTACTGCTGTGGCTTGTGTACCGCCTGCTGTTAGTGCTGCAATAACTGCTGCATCTGTTGCTTTGTTATAAGCACGTGTCATGTTATCAAGCATGGCTGCAAAGAACTCTGGTGAGCTGCGCTCTAAGATTTCTAAGCTGTAGCGTTGTAGTCCAGCATACTTCTTTACAGTTAGGTTTACGTATGAAGATACGATACCTGTCTCTGAAGGTCCTGCTGCTTCTGCAGTCTCTGCGACTGTTCCTGAAGTAGTGATCTTTGGTACTGAGATTGTCATACCTGCAGCTGGTAATGCACGTGATCCGATTGCATCTACTGCTGGGCGTGATCCAATAAGTGTATCTACTACTGTAGGTACGAATTGTGTTGGGCTAAATGCTGGGTTGGTAGTGAATGAATCATCTGCTGCAGTTAAAAACTTAGCAACGTCTGCTTCTGCTTTCATTACCCACTGTGCTGATTCATTGTTACCTAATTTTGCTTTGATGCTGTGTTCTAGCATGTGAGCTTGTGTTCTAATTGGTGAGCGAGGCTCTGTATAGAATGATGCACTGATTGTTGGGCGTGCAGCCTCTACTGGAGCAACCTCTACCACTGGTACTGCTGTTGGCTCGGTGGTGTTGTCCACTTGTGCCTCACTTTCCGTAGTTGGTTGGATTGTTGCATCCGCTTCGCCTTCGCTAGCGGCAACTTTAGTTACTTGTGCTTCTGTAAATGCTGGTGACTCGACAAGGCTTACTTCTTTAAGTGTTGCCTTAGTTACGTAAATATAATCTTTCTTCTGTGATGATTTAATTACATCTACACCTACTGATAGACCATCTATTAACTTTTCACTTGCAAGCATTAACGCATCTGATCCTTGCATGCTTGCGCTGATCTTAAAGCTAGCATATATACCATCTTCTGCTTCATTAAATTTCTGCATACGACCAATAGGTCGATCATTTTGGTGTTGCATAAGCATTTTGATCTTGCCTGGGTCGCCTACATCTATTGACCCTTTAGCAAATACCACTTTACCAACACTGGTATTACCAGGTGTTTCAAACGGCACAATTTTGCCTGCAATAACTCTGCGCTCATTGTCTGAGCTTTCTATTTGACTGCTAAATGTAAGAATCAATTTGAATCCGCCCATGTTAAGACTGCAAAAGTAAATGATGGGGTAGTACCAGCGATTGTGCCAACTACTCTTAACTGATCGGTAAATGCAGTAGTTAATCTAATTACTTCTCGTGTAACGCCTGTTGCTTGTGTAAATGTAGCAATAGTATTCCAGTTTGTGCCATCTACTGTGTCCTGCACTACCACGTCTAAGGTAGGTAATGTGCCGCTAGCTGCTGTAACGTTTAATTGCATTACTAATAGTCTTGCTGCAGATAGGCCTTTAACCGCTGTGCCGGTAACTGTCTCAGTACGAGCAGCTGACGCTAGTAGTGTTACTGTGCTAGCAGGTATATTGGCTTGTTGTATATCACTCATGCATTTTCTCCTTTAGCGCTGTTAATGTACTCAGCATCGCCACTTTGATTTCCGTTAGGGGTTAGATCTTCCATTTCTTTTGCTTGCTCTAGGTCTATAAGTCCTAGGGTTAACATTTTTTCTATTGTCTCTAGTCTTGCTTTATCATCTGTTCTTAAAAACGTTTCTGAAATGTTGAAGCGCACAGTGTGGCCGTTAGCGGTTATATCATTCATGCTTAGACGATCTTCTATAGCACAGATATAAGGCTGTAGTGAATAGGCTAC